CAACGATCACGCGCAGGCGCTGGAAGGTGAGCTTTTGCCGGCGCTGCAACAGGTGAATGTACCCGCAGACTTTAATTTCGAGCGCAATGACCGTGGGCGCATGATGCACACGAAGGAGAATCACCGGGGTGTGCTGACGGTGCATAACATTGACGTGGCTTACGACGTTATCAAGAAGCGTATGAACATTCATATCCCAAATATGCAGCTTATCGCGGACCTCGAAGAGGATGCCGCTGTCACGGAGATCGAAGATCGGTGCATTCAAATGAACGTGCCGCACGATCGGGTGCGCTTCAATCTGAAGCTGCTGGCTCGTGAGAGCAATCCTGTGGCGGAGTGGATCGAGTCACGACCGTGGGATGGAACATCGCGGCTTCAATCGTTATTGGATACGGTCGATGCACAGGACAACCCATTGAAAGAAGTGCTCATGACTAAGTGGCTGACCTCCTGTGTGGCGGCTGCCTGTGGCGATGAGGGCGTCTCTAGTGAGGGTATCCTGGTATTTGTGGGCAGGCAGGCACTCGGTAAGACCCAGTGGATGAAAACGCTGGCACCGAACTCTGACTGGCTTCTGGAGGGCGCTACGCTCAACCCAGGGGATAAGGACAGCGTCAAGCAGTGCGTGAGCCATTGGATCTGTGAGCTGGGTGAACTGGGCAGCACGTTTAAGAAGGCTGACCTTGACCAGTTGAAGGCGTTTATCACTAAGAGCCACGATGAGCTGCGGCTACCCTATGATCGCGGGTTCTCTCGCTATCGTCGGCGCACGATTTTTTACGGCTCAGTCAACGAGAATGAATTCCTTAGCGACAGCACCGGCAACCGGCGCTTCTGGGTCGTGCGTGTCAACAAGATCGACTACCAGCACAAGATCGATATGCAGCAGGTGTGGGCTGAGGTAAAGGTGCGCTTCTTTGATACTGGGCAGGGATGGTTCTTGACCAGCGAGGAGCGTGCGCAACTGAATGAGTCGAATGAGATGTCACGGACGCAGACGGCTGTCGAAGACTTGATCCTTCAGCATGTCAAGTTCACATCGAAGATGGTGCGGCCTGTCCAGATGACGGAGCTGCTGCGCGACCTTGGCGTCAAGTCACCGCGCGTCTCTGACTTCAAGGAGGCGGCCCGTGTGCTGCATCAAAATGGGTGCGAGCCTCGACGCAGTAATGGGCGCAAAATATACGACCTGGACTGGACGCGGGCCATCGAAGATGGGGGTGTTTCCCCTGCCCCAAGCTGGAATGATTAGGCAGGGTACAACGCGAGTGTATAGTGCACTGTGCCCTTTTATGACCTGATATTGGTTAAAAAATGATCAATGTAACAGTTTATAAACAAAAGTGTCACAATGTATTTATGCTTATAAATGACCCCAAGATTTCGTCAAAAAAAGGCCGTTTTTCGGGTTAGATGTACACTGTACCCTTGTACCCTCTCTCGTAAGTTGTTGTTTTGTAAGTGGTTGTTAACAGGGTAGGGTAGGGTACATTAGTTAAAGAGTTAGTAATATATTACTTATAAATGGTAGTAAGTTTATAAGGTGTTTTATAGGTACTATAGGGGAACCCCTCCCTACCCTACACTGTACCCTTTTACTGGTTTTAAGGAGATTGTAAGTGAGCGATGAGAAGCGAGGGCCTGGGCGCCCAAGGAAGAAGAAGCCGGCGCTAGTGAATGCGCCCACAACCTTCGAGGCAGACCCTGAACTTGGACTGACTGAGATGCAGGCCGCGTTTGTTTGGTACTACACCGAAGGTGCTTGTGGTCAAACGGAAGCAGCTCGTAAGGCTGGCTTCAGCTTCCCCGCTGCGAGCGCCACCAAGATGCTCGACGGGAAGTCTCAGCCGCACGTCACGAAGGCGGTGCGCATGAAGCAAGATGAGCTGCGCCAGAAGTTCGCGATCACGCCAGAGAAGACTGGCTCAATGTTGTGGAAGATCGCGGAGACATCGTTCGGTAGCGGCCATTACAACGCGGCAGTGTCAGCAGTCAAAGAGCTGAACCAACTGGCTGGTTTAACCATTCAGCGCAGTCAGAACCTCAACATAAACGCCAACATCGACAAGATGACCAAGGACGACATCAAGGCTAGATTAAACGAGCTGCTGGGTTCTAATGATGAATTCAGTGATAAAGATCACTGACAGCCATTCATGGGCTGAATAGTACACACAACCGCGAAGAGAGGCTCTCTCTTCGCTCCCCCCCAGAATCTTCGGAAAAACCCCAAAAACCCGCCTTTTCTATCGATTTTACCGATCAAACGTGGCCAGTGACCCCTCTCGTAAGCTATTTGTGTGAACACACAGGTCACCGAGGGCCTGTGAAGGCCTGTATTGGCCTGTGCGGGACGCTACGGGAAAACATTTGGGTCTCTATGGGTCGGAAAAAAAGCTCTGAAATCGCTTTATATGCCCGACGGGTACCCCCCCAAATCGCGCGCGCCGTCTGGCCGGCGGCTAAAGCTGAGTTTGACGCATTCAATAATAAAAATTATTTGATGGAAAAAAGGGACCCCATGCCCCCAGCGCGCCAAGGGAGGGGACACGCTCTGGTTGTGAGGGCATGGAGTCGATTCGGAAAAAAGCCATGGGACCCCTATGGCCTAGAATTTTTCTCCAGTTAGGATACTATCGCGAAATGGCTGATTCACGTAACAAGGGAGCCGCTTTTGAGCGGGATATTGTCAAGCGACTCAATAATTTTTTTGAGGAGCAAGGCATTGAGGTGCGCTGCAAGCGTAATCTCGACCAATACCAGGCTAAAAACCTTTGTGATATTGCGATTCCTGGCTATGCCATCGAGTGCAAAGCCTACAAAGACGGCTGGTGGTTCCAAAAATCGTGGTGGGAACAGGTCTGCACTGCCGCCGGCGACGATATTCCTGTACTGGTTTGGAAGTTCAACAACAAACCCATCCGCGTCACCCTACCCATGGGCGCATTTAACCCTGATTACGCCGATTTAACCGGCTGTGCAGTGATTCCTTTCGACGACTGGCTTGATATACTGGCTAAGGACTGGATTCCTAATCAAAAGGCCGCCTAATGTCATTCCTGAAAACAATTACAGAGCTTTTTGAGGCGGGATACCCCAAGGAGGTCGCAGCTCGGATTGCATCTGGCGAATTACCGATGGATTATGCGTCTCGCATGAATCGTCGTCGTGAAATGGGCCTCGACAAGAAGGTTTACCACACTGGTGAGCGCGATATTACTGAGTTTGACCCACTGAACATCGGAACCTTTGTGACGGATGACCCAATTCTTGCACAAACCTATATGGGTCCTGGAAAACAAACCTATCCGCTCTACATCCGTGATCGAGAAATGCCTTATCTCGATGCAGGAGGTAAGTATTTTGATGAATTGGAGGGTGTTGAGGTATTAGCGCCAGACGATACGCTTCTTGACTTGATAGGAGACGATACAAATAGAATAGCTTTTCGTGCAAAAGCTCAAGGATATCCTGGCGTTGAGTTTCGTGGCGTAAAAGACCCCGGACCCGGCGCAAAGTATGCAAGACAAGCAAATCCCGAGCGTCTTCAAGAACTTGTGGACATATTTGATAGACGCGCTGAGGGTGAAATCCCCACCGTCTACAGCGTAGCCGACCCAACCATCATTCGATCTCAATTTGCCGCATTCGACCCCCAATACAAGGGCGCGAACATCCTCGGAGGGACAGCGGCGACGGCAATAGGCGCAGGTGCACTCATGGCACCCGACCAAGCACAAGCGGCCATCGAAGATGTGGATATTTTTGACGAAGAGGCGCCGATGACGTATCGAGATCGTCGTCGAGACCGCCGCCAACGTGCTCAGGACCAGCGAGAAAGTGTTTCTGGTAATCAAGACCCTCTAATTAGTGGCGCTCAAGCTGCGAATCTTCTCGCTGGATTAACAGGTGCCGCTGGGATAGCTGATATCTTCGGACAATACCCCGAGTTCCCAGAGGGCGATGTTTCTTTGGGTGAAATGGTGCTTGAAGGCGAGCGAGCGCCTTCTTTGGCGGAGAACTTGGGTGAAGGCAACTACCTAAGCGCCGGATTGCAGACCCTGGGAGTCATCCCCTTGGTCGGAATCGGTGCCCGAGCTGCTGCAAAGGCCTTGCGATCAGCGGACGGCATTACCTCTCTCCCGATTAACAAGCAGATTGAGGTCATGGAGACCGTTCGCGAAGGCACCAAGCTAGATGCGCCAGTCTTTGCGCCCAAGATCTTCGAGGAAGGTGGGAAGCCCGACGTGCGCCGTATGGAGGCCGCCTTGAAGAGCAATCAAGGTGACTTGTCATCCATCGACGACATGGTCGAACGCGCTCAGAACGTCAATGACGGCTTCCAGTCCAACGTAGCGGAGGTTGCCGAGGCGGTTGGCGGCAAGAAGGCTGGCAAGTTCATCACTTTGAAGGATGGATCCGAGTTTGACGTTGAGGTGAAGTCTCGCAAGAGTATCGCCGACAAGGTAGAGAGAAAAGGCCTCACGCCATCCGAATTTACGGACGGTGTGCGTACAACCATTTACGTGGATACAGCGGATCAGGCAGAAGAGGCGGTGAAGCGCCTTGGCGCTCTGTACCCATCGATCGACCGAGGATGGCAACGTCTACCTGACACGGGTTATTTCGACCGCAAGATGAACTTGGCGATCGAAGATCCGAAGACTGGAGGCTACATCGTTGGAGAGATCCAGATTAAGACCCCGGAGATGGCCGAGGCCGCGATACCGGGGCATCGATGGTACGAGTATTCGCGCAAGCTAGAAGGCCGGTACGACCACAAGATTCCTGCGACGAAGATTCAGTTGTACAAAAGGGCGCTCGAAGAACAGCGCCGTTTGTATGGTGAAGCCGAGTCAGTGGCAGATCCTGAGATTCTGCGCCAACTGGTTGAGAAGTTTAAGGCTGGGGGAGCGGTGGCAAGTCCTCGCCGATCACAC